TGAATGTAATCATATGTACTTTCTGACACGTTAATAAGTTCATTAACATTATGCTTAGAATCTTTGTATACAGCAAAGATACGTACTTTCCCTGTCTTTTCGTTAGGGATTTGTACATACTTCTGAATACAAGCTTGATCACACACTACTGTGTCATACACAGCTTTCTGTTGCACTTTTTGTGCACTACACTTTACAGCAATACCGAAGAACAGCATGGCTATAAATAAGATGAATAAGACTTTCTCAAATCTATCATTGTTACTTGGAATCATTTTGATAATGTTTTAAATGTTATGTAAGACAAGCACTTACATTTGCTTATTTTACGCTTAACCAAACTCCTTCGAGCTTAGAATCGTAATTCTTGAGGTTATTTTCAAACTGTTTAGTTAGAATATAAACCTCATTCTTTGTTAACCCTTTAGCTACAAGAATACTTGCTCCACCAGACTTAAAGAATAACCTAAATCTCTTATTCCCAACCTCATCTACAGCGGATTTGTCTTTCCGCTGTTGATGCTGTTGGTTTTGTATATGGACCTTAGTTTTCTTCATTCTGTAGATCTACAAAATTTGTGTCAAGCATATTCTTGAACACCTCGTTTGCAATGTTTGAAGCCTGCTCAATTCTGAAACCTGCATCTTCTGCCTTAACGATTTCAGTCAATAAACTCTGCTGTGAGTTTGCAAATACACTTACAAAATCAGCATCAACTTCACTGAATTCAACAGAAGTCAACTTGATCATCTTTGGGAATGCTTCATCGTTTGGATTGATGTCGTTGTCAATGAGTTCCCAACTTGCGATCTTATCGCACTGTTTCTTGATCATCTTCATGTGGTAAGAGCCACAGTTCATAAACTTGTCACACAAACTTGCATGAACAGCAACCTTTGTGATGATTACCATACCCTTTGGAGTTGTCTTTAAAATATTCATTTTTGATAAATGTTTAAGTTTTGTTACTTTGTATAGAACTAAGCATCTATACTTGCTTTGATTTTCTCTTTGATTTCTTCAGCAAAAGCTTTTTGTTTATTCAGGATGATATGTTTTCTATCAAGATAAGCAATGTTATAATAAACATGAAATACTATACCACATATGTATGTCGAAGATAAATCTTTTATATCTTTAAGCCTATACACAAGTGAAGAATAATTACGCTTTTCCATGTTCCCTCGCTTATAGCGATGTATTATAGCATTTATTTTTCTCTTTAGATTTTTATCTAAATAAAAAGCTTCTGCTTCTTTCTTAGTAAAAGTTAATCTTGTTTCTACTAAGAAATGAGAGGTATATTCTGTTACCTTTTGCTTAATCATATTAAAGCTTATTTAAAGCTTCCAGAACATTTTTCACACCAGCACACAAAGCATTAGCGATTGTTTCATGAATCTCATATGAGTTATTTTTGTATGTGATAAACCCATTTTTTGTATAGGTTATAGTTGTTTTAAATCCAACTATATTTCCATTACTACCAATGTGTAAATCGCAATTCACAAAAATGCCTTTTTTCTTATATAAGAATACAATAGCTTGTGCAGCATTCGGTAATGATACGTAATCGTCACCGTTATCATTCCAATTTGAAGGAACAGCGCCAATAACGCGCACTCCCTTTACAAAATAACTACTCGTATCGTGGTTAAACCCCATGCGTTTAAGCATTTTGCAATCTTTGTATTCAAACCTATTCATGTTCAAACAAACCATAAGGTTGACCACGATGTTCATCGAGAAACTCCTTTGCACTTTCTTCCATTGGTAGAATATCACAAAGCTGCCAGTTCTTATCGAACAAGAGTGTTGTATTACCATCATTGATGGCTACAATATTCTTCTTGAATGTGAATGGATGACCAAAGAACTCACGTTCTTCATGTTTTGTCATTGCTAACTTTGCACGATAACGCTTAACTTTCACGTACTTGTTCTTTTCAGAACTCCATACATGATTGACTACTTGGTGCTTAGCATTTGACTTATGCACCTTTCTTGCGGCTGCATCAGCTGCCTTCAAGAATTCTTCGTAATTACTCTGTCCCATTACTTTGTGAGTTTTGAGATGATAGAATTGAACGTTTCGTGTGTATCATATTCGATACCATCCTTTAACGCTATTGAAGTTACTTCTTCATCATCATCTTCATGAATGACAGCGATTTCTGATTTACGAATTGCAGTTTTACCACCACATGTGTTTGAAAAGATAATAAAATCTTCCATACATTTACCTTGCACAAGGATTTAATTAATGTGCATATTCACACTTTCGTGTGCACTCCAGACAGTTCCTATAAGTGCTACTATTATTCACACAGGGGCTGACAACAAATGATGGTTATAGAACTGAAGTACAGAGACTCTCCATCTTGTCTTTTTCTTTGCTACCTCTTTACAGCTGGTAGCCTTTCTGTTAATACTTATCGCAATTCTCTTCTTGATCTTGTAAATCTTTAACAGCTTTTACACTATTAAGATATTCAGAACCTTTATCAGTTTCGATATAAGGAGAATCTTCGATTTTTACACTATCCAACATAGCTTCTGCATTGTTGAAATAGTTGTAGTATGCATTACATAAACTCTCTTTGTATTCGAGAGTCTTGTAGTTAGCATACTCTAAATCGTCTATAACATGACATTTACTAATGCCTAATATTACAAACACAAATAATGTTCCTGCGAAGAACGCAATAACCACACTCAGTATCCTTGAGAGTTGGTTTTCTGGATCTTTAATCTTTTCCATAACTTTGTTTAAATGATAGAAGGCGCACTCGGAGTCGAACCGAGACCTTAGGTGAATGCATAAACCTACGAACCCAATATTCTAACACGCCCAACAGCTCCTATGGGAGCAATAAATACTGATTTGCACTTCAGTATACCTTAAACACCAGGATTCCAATGTGAGGATTCAAACATTTGTGTGTTTCCAGCCGTTTAAATCTAACTACTCTTTCGACGTTTCGTTATCCACGTATGGAAATTGTAGTTTTGCACCAACTTCAGCTGTTAGCCAGTGTCCTATCCATAATATACATAGTGCATTATGTATAATATGTGGTTGGCTGTATACTGGTAAGTATACTCTTGGTTTGCCTTAGCCAAGAATAAGGTAGCCACCCTTGAGAGGTCCAATATGTGATAATCGAAATCACTTATATGTGTTATATACTCTCCCATTTTGAGAATATTGGTTGTGCTGCAACAGACAGGAAAATAGTTCTGTGTTGTGAGCTATATAGCCCCTCTCTTACGAGAAAGGCTATATATTAACTTAGAACGGAGTCTGAGGTGCTGCCTGTTGTGCAGGATTCTCAGGAATGTCGGGAGCCCCCACTACACCCTCACTCTGCGTACTTGCAGCATTCACAGCCTCACGCCAGAAACGTGATTCCATACGTGCTCCAGTAGAGTAAGGATCCATGCCGCTGAAGTACTTCATTGAGCCATCAGGCATGATGAATTTCACCTGTGTGAGCACAGAAATTGTGCTGCGTACTACAGGGTTGCCTGCGGCATCGAGAATACGTTCTCCGTCTGCATTGTTAGCATAACATGGGCCTTTAGCAAGCTCATATTGCTCTTCAATCATGCCTGGGAAACGTAGGTAATCAGCGAAGTCTGCAGCATTATCTGCAGCATTCATTGCGTTCATATCTACGTCAAAACCCTTGGTGACTGGGTTAGGATTTGGAGCTGTAAATGGCTTAATCTTATCAATCAAACCTGGTACGTCCTCATCCCAAAAGATGATTCGCTTAGACTTTGCTGCTGCAGAGTCTTCGTCACGAACTACGAGAACCAGGAAGCGTGATTTAACGCCGTTACGATTCTCTTTTGATGCTACGCCAACTGACATAGCGATAGTCTTGTAAGCTCCTAATTCTGAGCCTTTAATCAAATTTCCCATTTTAATTGCAATTTTATTGGGTTACCGAAATCAGTTCAGTGCACAGCTTATCGGTGTTGGCTGGCGAGTTCTATGAATAATTTATGTTTGGCTACTTGGTTAGGGAACATGGAGGATAAGTGTGGCTACTTGGGCTATCAAAGCGAGTTGTTAGCTCGCCTTAATAATCCATTCCTAACGCCTCCTTAGCATTCTCAGTCAAGGAGTTAATTCTCTTAGCACTTGTAGTAATCAATACATACAATGCTACTGCTACAGCCAATGTAATTGGCAAGTTACTGCGGTCTATTATAGACAACAGCATGAGTCGTATAGTCTCTACTGTCAACAATATGTTGATCAACCATACAACTACAAATACGCAAAGCTTAATCATATCTTGTAGTTTATTATGTCGTAACATACTACCATACAACCTCCTATGGCTGTTGGCGAATATTATGATTAGCTACGTTTGGCAATTTGGGTAGCAACGAACACTCGCGAGCGAAGCGAGCGCAGTGGTGTTATAGTATGGCTTCTTGAGAGGAATAATAACCCCTGATTACTCAGGGATTACTATAACCTTCTTTGCAAAGATCACAGGAGTGAATGGATGTTCTTCCAACCAGCTCTTGCATGCAGCAAATAACTCTTCCATTGAATCATAGTTCTGGCTGTCGTGCCAGTAACGTCTATTCTTCGCATCCTGGACACGAAGATAGAATACAGTTTTTCCTAACATATACTTGTTTTTATTTAATTGTCATCTATTATGATGAGTAGGCTGGTGTATATACTCGTGTAGAAAAAACACTAATATCACACAGCCTAATCACCACTGCATCCCACTACTGTTATTCATGAGATGCTCTGAGTAGTGCTATACCTGCAATGATTACCGCAAGCACAAACACACTCCATAATGCGATTACTTGTATCATAGCGAATACGATGATTAATCGAGTTTGCCTTCTTGGTAGGGTGCGGGGGGTACTTTCCTGCTGCAACGAGCACGGGGAAGTGGCAGGGGGGAGTTCGGTTTTTCTGTATACACAATGCTAATTTTAAAAAATAAAATAAAAAATATTTTTTACAGAAGAAATATCACACATTCGATTTAAGGCTATTTACAGGCTCTCTGACGCGTTATAATAGATATTCTGGATAACTTATCCACCTGAGCAATTATAAGGGCTTACAGAGGCTTATATGAGCTCGTTTGTGAAATATAGGCAATCTATGCCGTCTAATAGAGGATCTCAATTGTATCAGATCGAAGATCTTCTCCAATAGAGAAAGAAAAGTAGCAAAAGAAAGAGATTAGGGTACAGTAAGTATATATAGTTTATATAGTCTATATAAGCTTAGCTAAGCCCTCTCCTAAAAGAAAGAAATATATAAAGAAAGAAAAGGGTTCTCCCTTATATGGCAAAATAAAACCCAGAATGAACTTAATCACCCTGGGTTAATATTACTTAAATATATTATACATTCCTAACATTAACAATAACTGTGCTGCTTGTCCAAACATACCTCCTACCACAGTTGCTGTTACGTCAAGCCAATCAAATACGTTGCCATATTGTTTATCTTTATACTCTGCTGCTAATCCTGCCCCAATTGCAGCAAATATTGTTCCACATAGACCAGCATAGAATCCATATTTGATATGCTTTAATCTATTGCTCTCTGTCACCCAATAAAATGAGTGAGCTAGAGCTTTAATTATCTTTTTCATTTTTACTTGCTTTATAACAATTATAACTACTATCTACTTCGTTAGATAAAACTTTTAATTCTTTATCAATATAATCAGTTAAATTTTCTTTTGAATATTTCCAATAATGCATTAAGTTTAAAGACATCCAGCTTGAGACGTTATTGTAAGTTTGACATTTTATTATTACAGTATGATCAAGAGGAATGATGCTAAATACATACTTATAATTATAAGCATTAGCTAATCTAACTCGATTAAATATTACTCCGAACATCATATTGAGTTTAATAGCATAATCATCACAACAACGGCTTTTATTCTTTTTAAACAGAGATTTTATAGTTTTAATTATATTCTTCATAGTTGTTCTTTTATTTTTTCTGCTATATACTTTGCATCAGGGTGTGCATGATCTGATATTCTTAGCTTAAAGAATTGTTCCCACTGTGATTCTGTACCTGTCATTATAAGCTCTGTTTTAAGCTGCAGTGGGAGTACATCTCTTGCATCTTCAGGCTTAACACCGTTGTCAATTAGATTCATATATGTACGTTCTGCGCTTTCCCATGACGTTACAAACATTAATAGAGATTTCTCGTAATCTTCCCACTTAGTAGGCTTTACTACCTGTATCTCACTATCAAACTTACCATTGCTGTAGTTACAATATCTTGTAGACTCCATCAAGAATGAGAATACTCTATGTCTTACAAATGAATCAGCTTGTACTCTAGCGCATGTTAATCTAAATGTTGTACGTTTCTCATGATATTCCGTAGGTTCGCATATACGATACAAATCATCAAGCGCATTGTTTTCAACCATGACTCTATAGTTTGTAGTTACAGCCCATACTGGACTACCATCGTTATCTGGGTATGGCAATAGATTACATGTTGAATATTTATTGTAATAATAATTCTTTATGATGTTATCTTTACCAGATATTAAAAGATATACAGTACCATGCTCTAATGGAGAACCATGACCTAATTCTATCATCTTGTCTACAAATGCTTTAGCTGTCTTAGATCTTCTGTTCTCATCATACTCTATCTTATCTAATGATTTATATGCTGTACGACCAGCTATTTCTATCTGTTCGTAAATACCGAGCAGATCATTCTTTTGCTCTAGTTTTTCTATTTTGTTTTCTATTAGCTTCATATGCTTGTTTATATATCATGTACGCCTGAGCGTTTAGTTTAACAATCTATTGTGCTTCTTCGTCTGTACAAGGAACCCAGTCTTTTTCAGGCTCCTTGTATGCAGCATATATTACTTCTACGTAATCTGTGAACTTTAGGTAATAGTTCTATACTTCTTTCTTTGGCATAGTTAATTCTCCTTGTATTCTACGTACTCTTCTTTATTGTCATTTATATCGTATGACTTTAAGAATGCTCCTTTATGCATCTCCTTGTCTTTTTCAACGTCGGTCTTAGACATGATAACTTCTTGTCCGTTGATTTTAAATGTGTCAAATTTGTTATCAGTCTACCGTTTTTTACCATCCCCATACTCTTCAGATAGTTGTAATCCTTTGAGCTTACTATCATCATTGGCTCCATTTGTCTCTCCTTGTTGAAGTCCTCTATCCAACTCTTCAAGAGATCTACCAACTTCTTCTTTGTTAACTCGCAATCTGTCATTTAATTCCTTTATAAAGTTTTCTTTTTCATCATTATACTTAGGATCATTGTACATTTGCATAAGTATGTATGATGCGTTATTAAATCCTTCTTGATCTTTTATATGACCATTCTCATCTTTTTCAGTACCAAGCTTATCTACTAAATCTTGTACTTCCTTTAGAGTATACTTTTCTAAAATACTCTTACTGTTTACAGATCTTATCAAAACATTATCTTTGTATAGATTACTATATTTACTTATTTTCCCCATTGTTCTTAAGATAAATTAAAGTCATTATTGCGTAGTTAGCTAAATCTAAAAGAGAATCTTCTATAGATTCATTTACGTAGCTCTTGTTGTTTCTAATCAAGCTATTTATACGTTCAACTTTATTGTTTAACGGTATAGCTGCTGCTACTAATCCAAACTTATCACATAGTATGTCAAAGCTATTTCCATAGTCTTTATTCTTCTTCTCATATGTTTTATACATACCTTCAACTATGTCTTTAAACATCATTTCCTTTGTTGTACAATCCATTTTTAAGTCTATATCTTTGTTCTTTTTCAAGCCATCTCAGGGCTCTGATAAATGATTTGTTTTCCGCGCATTCTTTCAGAGTGAGCTACGTACCTTGAACATTCTTGTTCTATTTGTTCGCCATTTTCGTCTTCTACAAATTGTATGTATTTCTACTTATCAAGCCATCTATAATATCTAGAGAAAGCCTTCTTTCTATCTATTGTTGTACTATATCTATGTATGCACTTAAGCATTTGTTTAGCTCCTACAGTACCACAAGCTTTAAGATCTGATATATTTTCTAAGAATGACATTACTCCAGCTTCTCCAAACTTATTCTTAAGCTCATTATACTCTTCTTTAGCTTGTTTGTAGAATAGATTATCTTCATCGTAAAATGGTGTAAGATCTACTATATATGCAGAGTTTATAGGAGTATTATGAATGAAGTAATACTTACAATTATCTGTAACTGGCTTACTTATTGTTCTAAGTGATAAATAATCAGCGTAGTATAGTATTGCATTTAGTTCTATAGTATTCATTTTTTGTATGATTTATATATACATTCACATATCCATCCAATGTAGTAAGCATAAGGCTCTTGTACATGTACACTAACTATCTCTCCCATCTTATCAAATGTATCTAATACTATATGCATAGCCTCATGAGCTATAGTGTTTATTAGATCAGTATCTTTTTCTAATTTAGTATTGCCAAATGTCTTTAATATTCTTACTACAAATGTAGTATGTCTATTATGTTTGTTTATAGCTCTTAGTGTATATGCACTTGTAGTAGGCTTTACAGATAAATATTCTTCTGTTATCTCTTTATCATCAGATGTTAAGAAGTTATTTATTATATCCTTATCAGTACATTTCTTGTTACATACTGCTATATCTACATCGTATATTGTTTCGTATATATCTATATTCTTCATAGTTTGTATATAGTTTATATTATATATCACACCCACCCTACCCCCTATATCCCCCATAACGGATATATATACCCAAAAGTTGCAAATTACAAAAATATTTCAATTTTGCAACCAAATTAAGCTACTCTTACGTTACGCAATCGAATTTCACAAAAATATACGACTATGATGAAAGAATTAAAAGTAATCGAGCCATTCTTTAATCTCGAGATTGGAGATAAGTTGACTCTCACAGAAGACGGTAAGTCTTACGTATTTACAGACAGTGATAGTTCTGTTGATAAGACAGAGTCTGGCGATTCTAAGTTTTCATTTAGTGCTACATTCAAGATTGATTCTGTATACGCACAGGAGTTGATTAAGAATGGTTATCTTGAGGAAGTTGACTATAAGAAGAATGATACATTTAGAAACGTATTTGACGAGATTGATATTATGCTCAATCGTTATAATGAGGAGCTTGATAATCTTGATCGTGACTTCGATGATAAGCCAGCTTGTTTGAAGGTTGAGAAAGGCACAGTTTTAAAGAATTTGATTAAGGCTTTAAGCCACCTTAGAGAGTTAAAGAAGTAATGGAAGATAACAAATTGATGGATCAGTCACAGCTTGCTGAAAGCATTGCTAATAAGATTGAATATAGTTTTACAGACGCATTCTTAGTTAAGCTGTTGGACCCGATTAAGGTAAAGAAAGAGTTTAGTAAACCAGTCGATGTAAAGCCTGCAAAGAAAGATGATAACGGCGTAGAAGCTGTAGACTTTGATAAGGTTGAGACTGAGGTAAAAGAAGTAGAATCCGATTTTCGTAAAGCTGTAGTAATTAAGACTCCGCTTTCTTTTGAACACAAAGAGAATATGCCATACGAGATAAATGTTGGCGATGTTGTTCTTGTTAGAAACATGAGAGGTGAGTATTTTGATTTACTTAAAGACAGTAAGTTAGTTCATTACTACGATATAGTAGCTGTTTGTAAATGATAGATATAGATTCTATCTCCAGAGAAATATCTAAAGAAACAGGATATGACTTTGATGTTGTAAAGAAAGTTTGTCAACATGTGTTTAAATAGACTGAACAAATAATGAAGTCAGAAGATACAAGCGACATACTTTTTAACAAGCTATTTAAGTTTAAGCTCAAACGAAGATATAAGGATAATAAACAAAAAGAATATACTACAAAATGAAGTACACAAAGAAAGATTACGCAAAGTTTAACATCGACATCTCAAAGTGTGAGACATACAATGATGTTGTTATCTGTACAGTAGAAGGTAACATTAACAATGGCGCACCAATTGACAAGCACATGTTTGCACAGTATTGTGACATTGTAGAGAATGGTGCTATTAACAACTTCTTGAATGAAGCTTTTAGCACTGGTACAGCACTTAACTTCTCAAATGGCGATTGTAACATTACAAAGGTTAGCGCTGTAGAACTTAAGGAAGGTGAGTCTCTTAAGGTTAAGAACGGACAGGTTGTAATTAAGAAGGCTTCTCTTATTAAGAGATTGTGGAATTGGGTAACACGTAAGAATAAGTAATCATGAAGAAAGCTGTTGAAGTTAGAGGTGCTATATAGCATTGCAGAAAATAACGGAGTATTTGAACTTGCAACAATCCCTTCTGTATGGTTGTCAATGGGTGATACATTTGTAGCTCTTGAAGATATGGAGATACCAATGAATGGCAAAGTATTCAATGTTAAGAAAGATGATATTGTTTTTGCATTCAGTAGAGGTAAAGATGCAGCTGAGATTGTAACATTCAGAAATGATGCTGTTGCTAATTATATTAAGACTAATATTGAAGAACGTAATAAGCCTGATAAAGAGACTGATTGTTGTTGTGATAAAATAAGTGCTTCAGCTTAATAGAAACAACAGATTATCCACGCTGTAAAGATGGATTGATTAAATGCTTATATTAAAAAGCTCTATCAAAGAGCTAACATCGCGGAGTGGAGAAGAGGAAACTCGTTAGGCTCATAACCTAAAGATCGCAGGTTCGAATCCTGCCTCCGCAACTACATTTTTATTTTTCATAATAAAATTGATTTTAGTATAAAAATTTATCTACATTACATTTATATCAAAGTAAATGAATTAATCAATAAGCCTTCTAACAAAAAAAATACATAAAAGAAATTTTAGAATTAATTTATTAATTAAGATGGTGCGGCATCTTTAAAATCCGCACATATTGGGGTATGGTCGTAATGGTAACGGGTCTGTCTCTAAAACAGAAATTTTCAGTTCGAGTCTGGATGCCCCAACAAAAATATATAGATATGACAAAAGATATATTAAAAGATATTTTAGACATTCCAGGAATATATAAAATAACAAATAATATAAATGGAAAGTGCTATATAGGCCAATCTATATTTTTAAACAGAAGAATAAAAAGACATTTATCATATAAGTCTCATAAAGACAATTCAGCTTTATATAAAGCATTCGACAAATATGGTATTGATAATTTTTCAATAGAAATATTAGAATCTTTTGATACAAATAACTATAGTTATATAAAGAAAAAGTTAGATGCGTTGGAGGTTTATTATATAGATAAATTTAATTCTTATGGTAATGGTTACAACAAAACAATTGGTGGAGACGCTGGTATAACTGGTTATAAATTTACAGAAGAACAAAGAAAAAAGGTTTCTGATAACTCAAAACTTTATGCAAGTAATTATTATAAGCCAGTATATTTAAAAAGTGTAATTACGAGATACACGAAAATGTACATATCAGAATCACATGCTGCCGCAGATTTAAATTGCTGTCATTCTCAAATATCAAGAATTTGCGATTGGAAGCAAATGTTATTAAACGGAGAATGGATTGGTGGAAGATCATATGAAGATTTAGATAATAGATATGATCAATTTTTAAAATTAGACAAACATTGTAGATTTATTAGAAAGTTAACAATACATGAATACTACAATAAATTAAAGTCTATTAAAAATGGAGAAATGCCAAAAGTTGGTGAGATTATAGAATCAATTGGTATATGTAAAAAAACAATATCTACTTATAATAAAGAATTATTAGAGATTGGTCTTTTAAAAGAAATAAAATATCACAAATATAAATTAAATTAATACGAATGGAACTAAAAATTAAAAGATTAGATGAAAAGGCTGTATTGCCTATACGCGCACACAAAGGTGACGCAGGACTTGACTTAACAGCAACAGATATTACACTTGAGCCAAATGATTGTGGTCAAACTGTTGTTGTATACCATTGCGGTCTGGCTGTAGAAATTCCAGAAGGCCATGTTGGTTTAGTGTTCCCTCGTTCTTCTATTTCTAAGAAGTCTATGTTTTTGACTAATGCTGTAGGTGTAATTGATTCTGGTTATCGTGGTGAGATTACTGCTAAGATGCATGTTACTACTGATGCTGCTCCAGCTGTATACAAGGTTGGTGAGAGATTTGCTCAGTTGATTATCATGCCTATTCCAGAAGTTACAATTACAGAAGTAGCAGAGCTTAGTGAGACAGAACGTGGTGAAGGTGGTTATGGTTCCAGCGATGAGAAGTTGAGCGCGCCTGATGCAGCTGCAGAGAAGACTCAAGACGTTGAGAGTACTACTACAGATGCTACTATGGTAGCGGCGGATTCCGTGAGCGGATCTGAGATAGCTGAGTAACGCGTGACAAGGCTATGCGGAATGGCGTCGTAAATGGTACTGGCAAAATTCCGACGGTAAGGGGATTACACAATAATGTGTAGTTCCCTTTCCTTGTTTGTATAATTATATAAATTATAGCACATGAAGAAATCTAAACTTTTTGGTTCCAGACTTGTGGAAAATGTGTTTAATCCAAAGACTCCTCGAGTTATTATGTTTAGTGATAGCGATAGCATCACAAGACAAGTATTTGAAGAAGGAGATATATTAGACGCTAATTCCATTAGGAAGATATTGTTGAAAGGTGGATTTAGTTCTGGTGGTCATAGTAGCGGTGGTAGTAATCCACCTTCAATTGATTATGTTGATCTTAAAGCGTAGATAGATAAGCTTAAGAACTACATAGATGGCAAAGATAACATTATAAATGATGCTCGTAGACTTATAGAAGCTAATACTACGGGTATAGAACATAATTCCACTTCTATAAAAGAATTACGCAACATTATAAACAACTTTAATATAAGTAATGTTTTATATGTTGGCGAAGTTGAGCCAAGTACAAAAGATGTACTATGGTTAGACACCAGTGAAGGTGTCCATTTAGATAGCTCTAATTCAGATGAGCTATTAAAGATTAAAGAGGCTATTAGGGACATATACTCAAACATGGGTACTATAAATAAAATAATCCTTAATGGCATTGTAGCTGGAGATTCTAACTCCAGTGCAAGGTAGATGATTATGCGTACAGCAGATCCTATTAGACCTACTGAGATAACAGAAGAGCATACTATTAATACAGATCCTACTCAGCCAAATACAACTGGTATAGAACCTACAGTTAACCATATATCTATAAAGATGGATACAGCTGTTAACTTTAGTAAGAATAGGTAGAATCTTATAGACGGTGAACTTCTGTACTATACAGATAGAAAGAAAGTTGTTCTGTATAAAGATGGTAAGTTTAATGTAGTAGGAAGCGAACAGTCTTCTGGAGGATCTGGTGGCGGTATATCTGTAGATGACTTATATGCTACACATCTTGATCATCTTACATTTACAGATGGAGATTCTGCTTACAACGTACAAGTTGATCAGAACGGTAAGATAACAGTAAGAAAGAAGAGTATTCAGGTTACAAAGGTTGGTAACGTTGATCCTGCGTGGAAAGTATATGTTGATCATTTGTTATGTATAAATGAAGTATACTGTGGAGGAGTAAACAATGATAATCAAATATGTAGTCATAACTTTATAGAGCTTGCAAATGGTTCAAATAGCGATATTAATCTAAATGGTTTAATGTTGTTATATACAGATGGAACTTTATATGGCAATGGTCACAATGGTTTTAAGTGGAAGACACTTAAGCTTGATGGTATTATAAAAGCTGGTTCTACATATTTGATACGTGGATAGAGATGTAATACTAACAAGAGTGCATTCATAGAAGTTAATTCATATGATCAGATATGGATAGATGGAGATAATCCAATAGGATTTAGCCAAGATGCTTCAAGCTTCTATCTATGTGTTGGTGATATTGATAACAACTGGGTGTATGACCAACAAGGTAATCCTCTTGATAAAGGAGAGCTAAAGTCTCCATGGAATAAGAACTTTACATATCAAGGCTATATTGATAGCTGTGGATTTGGTTCAGGTTCTGTATATGAAGGTGATGCTACATTCCAGGTTAATAGCACAGATAATGCTAAAGATTGTGTATACATAAGATGGTTTATGCTTGAACCTTCTAAGCAAGGAAATAAGGCGTACGGCGCAAGAAAGACTAAGTCTTTGTGGACATATATAAATATGAACACATAGACATAGTTTGCTGGTAATGTTCCAATGTATTACTATTCAGATAGTCTTAAATAGAAGTTTACACCTAAAGCTTCATGGGAAGGTAAGAATTTCTTTACAAATAAGACATCATTTGATCCATTTAAACCTAACTGTGTTAGATGTACATTCGGTATACATGCTACAGCTGGAGATACTTATAAAGCATCAAGATGTTTTAATTGGGTATCAGTTGGTAACTACGACGAGTATCTTAGATATAGGAAAGTTGGTCAAACTGAATGGACTGTAGTTAGATCTATAACACAAGGTGACAAGAATAATACTGTAGCTATAAATAAGTTCATAGATCATTATAAGAGACTTAGATGGAGAACTCCAAGTGGTATGTGGGTAACAACTCATAAGGTTGTTCTAAGCAATACATTTGAAGCTGGAGAGTATGAATATCAAGTAGGTAGATTTACAGACGAATCATATAAGAGTAAGATCTATAAAACAAATGTAGCAAGTAATTCTGATATTGCTGCTAATGGATTTACATTTATACAAGAGACTGATCAATAGGGATTCAGTTGGTTGGATTATAGACCATGGTTTAGATCTGCTGGTATAATGGCTAAAGAGAACTTTGATTTCTTGATTAATACTGGAGATATTGCACAGAGTGGTAATAGAGAGAATGAGTGGATTGATTATTATGAAGCTCTTGATACATTTACTCCAAATAAGACAGAGATGTTTACTATAGGTAACAATGACCTATGTAGTGAACAACCTACTCTTCTTACTGATGGAGAAGATGCTACTTCTAAGTTCAATCATATTAATGTATTGAGATACTTTACGTTTGAACTTGATCCAGACTTTGATTATAACTTTACTTGGAATGGTGGTACATATCCTTTATACTCTTTATACTATTATACATATGGAGACTTTAGTTTTGTATGTTTAAATTCAGAAACAGCAGAAGCTTCAAGTAAGACATATAATAATGGTATAGCAGATGCTTCATTTGCACAAGCTGCTAATCAGAGTATAGAGACTTGGTTTGAATCACTTATGAACTCAGGTAAGCTTGTTAAGAAGCCATTTGTATATATGCACGAAATGCCATTTACAATGGTTACTTGGTAGTTTATGAAAGGTAGTGCTGGTAGAGAAGGTTCTCATCTTAACACGCATAATACTGCTGGTAAATATAGATTCTCAAGACTGTTTAAGAAGCATGGAATAAAGATGGTGTTTGGTGGTCATAAACATACTTATACATTAAGTAAGCCTATATATGACGCACCAAAGAATTATATTACATCTGAGAACAGGGTTAATCCAGCTATTGATATAATGGCAGATGTTGATGATACTTTATCAAGACGTCCAGTAATTCAGGTTACAAGACAGCAAGATATTGATCCATCTAACAACTATGCAAGATATGAGCTTGTAGACACAATTACAGCTCCTACATACGTTATGTCTTAGGCTACTGGTTATAAACTTGTTTCTAACAAAGAACAGCCTTCTGGAGATGAATACTTAATACCTTGGCTTATGTCTTACTTCAAGGCAGCATCAAATGCCACTGCTCCTACTGAAAATAGAAAGCAGCATTATCCTATGTATATAAAGTATAAGGTTACAAACGACTCTGTAGTTGTTGAGGCTAAACAGATACATGGTGTATGGGATGTTAATGAAGATAAGAACACTGCTAAGTGGGATCCAAATAAACAGATTCCTAACTTAACTACTGTTAGTATGACGTGTGAGCCTACATCTGAAGCTGATAAACAAGCTTATAATATAACAAGCACAGAAACGTATACAATAACTCTTTAATCTTTTAATAATGAATAACTTAAAGAAATTTAATACCGATCGTAGCAAATGGGAGATATTAATGAGTAGCGATGCTAAAGGAGTGTCGCTAACAAATCCCAAAATGCTTAAAGCTAACGAATCGGTAATATCAGTAGATACTGCTATTGAAAGATTAAAAGATGATCTTTCTATAGCGCAAGGAAATATATCCTGGCTTGCACTTCATGGTGGAGGCGGATCTGGTGGTGGTGGAGGTACAGTGCCATCAGGCGAAGAATTATCAGTAACAATCAAGGTTAACAATAAAGAGTCTAATTCTACTATTAATATGGGAGAAGATGGCTTATAGGTTAACGTTGAAGGCATTTCTGTTAAATATAATAAGCCTTGGGAAATATCAGCTTATGTTGGTAGTACAAAGGTATATGCCACATCAGTAAATGCATCCAATAGTGTATTTTTTATACCTTATACAAGTATTGCTAAATCGTTGAATAACCATACTGGTAGACTTGTTATATCAGCATCTTATAATGATGATAGTAATGGCGTGTATGGACAAGGTCAATGGAGTGGCTCTGTTATTGATAATAATATTGTACTAAAATGTGAAGACGTTGCTGCTTCATTAACAACTCTTAATACATCATTTATCAAACTACAATATAGTGTTGGTACTATTGGTCAGTATACATTAGATTTAACTATATAGGGCAATAGTAATACTATTTAGAAGTCTTATGACATAAGTGTAGCTTCTACAAATCAATAGACTAACTCTATAGAATTGTCTGACTTGTTTACAGAAGATACAAAGTGGATAGATGTATATACAGTAAAACAAACTCTTACAAACAAACAAGATTAGAATATTACTAAAACTATTAAATCTTCATTAACTCTTGTATCAAATAACATTATGATTTCAACTAATGTTATGAGTAAGGATTAGAATAATCCTGTAGAGGTTAATATGGATGGTAGTTTGTATCTTGAGTTTACTCCATATGTATCATAGTTAACGTCATTTAACTACGATATATTTATTGATGATATTCAAGTTAGGTCTAATCAGCCTGGTATATTTGCACAAACTGTTAAAGATTATATATCTGTATCAAATAAAGAGTTTGCGGTAAAGGATAAAGTATCTAAAGTTAGAGTAGTAGTTAAAGCTGGTGATAAAACAGCAGAGGCTATATACTATGTAAAGTTTATTAAGTCAAAGGTTAACTATATCAATGATACATTTAACATGTATAATAACTGTATCTTTGATATGACTGCAAGAAACTTTAATCAGGGTACATAGGAATTTCCATATAGTAATACTTTATATAAGCTTAAATCAAAGGTAGCTAAGTCTAACATGTCAACAGTTAAGCAAAATGTTAGATCTGCAATTAGTGTCAAGGATACTGGAGAGTTCTATTACAGAGTAAGTAATGGAGCTACTGGTATTATAAATAAGTTTAAGCTTGATAATTCAGATTATAAGTTTGATGACTTGTTATCATCTTTAGGTGATGTATATACAATATGTCTACATTATCATGCTGACTATCATCCAGATGATAATAGAACTATATTATTCTCTGGAGATGTATCTGTAGCTGACAACAACTTAGGTGATATTACAAACGGTATATCTATAGATGTGCATGGCTTGTATATTGATAATCAAAGAGTTCTCGAACTTGAAGATAACATTGATAACGACATCGCTATAGTTTGCTATTCACAATTAGTTGATGGTAATATAGAATACATTGTTAAGGTTTATCTTGACGGTGTAGTATCAGCAGTACGTAAATTGTCAACCAGAATAAAGATGGGTGATAGTTTATATGTAGGTTGTAGAAGATATATTAAAGGTGGTAAGGAGTACTTAATAAATAAGTGTGATACTAATATATATAATATTAGAATTTACACAGAAGCTCTTAATGAGTTTGATATAATGTGTTAGCATATAAATAACATTATAGCTACAAATTATATTAACAGCGCTCCTAACTACGGTAGAATTGACGCAGAGTTAAAAAAGAACTTCTGCTCAAGAGATGCTGATGGTAACATTAAGTCTTTATTGTATAACCAAGATGCATAGCAATATACTATAGACTTCTTGCTTGATTCTAATAACAGACTTGATGTAAATAAGCTTACTGAGAATGCAAAAGAAATTGGTGTTCCAATTATGCTTATTGATGTTAGTAATGATTCATCATGGTCATTCAACTCATTTGTTAAACAACAGTCATCTTCTTCTGTAACATTACCAGAGACAGAGAATAAAGTTGTTCAGTACTGGGATCCGATTGGTATTAGCAACGATGGTTCTAATACAGATAACTCTGTAAAGACTATTAAGAATGCTACTATAAGCCTTCAGGGTACATCTACTCTTAAAGACTCAGTAAAGAACTTAAATATTACATTGCCAACTGGTACTATATTTACACCTAAGTCAACATGGATACCAGAACAGACTTATACACTTAAGGCTGATATTGTAGATAGCTCTCATGCTAATAACGCAGCTATTGGATCGTTTATAAATACTGAACTTGGTAAGAAGGATAATCCTTACTTCCCATTTGATCCTGCAGCGTTAAAGAATGTATATGATTCTTAGTATGTTAAAACACAACAGCCTACAGCTACACTTAAACATACAGTTGAAGGTTTCCCTGTGTTTGTTATCATAAAGTTCTATACAGACGCTCAGAACACACTATCTGTAACTCCACTTGGAGTTTACTCATTCAACATTGGTCGTGATGCCCATAGAAACTTAGGATTCAAGTAGGTTAAGTCAATAAAGAATGCTACAGACCATAATCCAGTTTAGGTTACAACATTCCCATTCTATGCTGATAATGTAGAGATAGATGAAACGTTTGATCAAGATAAATCAGCTTGGATTGAGATTAAAGATACTAACTCACTTGTTGGATTTGAAAGAATAACAAATAGTCTTCCAGAAGATCTTGATACAAGTAAGGGTGACTTCTGGCAGAATGATGATAATATTCTAAATCAGAAGTATGAAGTTAGATTCCCAAGTGGTAAAAGAACTTCAGATTATCCAGGATTTAAAGAGTTCGTTTCAAACATCATGAAGCTTCCTATTGAAGGTTGTTATTCAAGTGATGTTAACGGATCTAATACAATTCCTATGATCTCTGGATCTTATGATCAATATACAGTTGATTCAAGTGGTAATTATAGCAAGTTAAATAGAAAACAATAGATTATAGTTGATCCTAATAGTATTAGTGATAATATGGGATTTAGTGTAGATAGTGCTTTCAAATACTTTATTATATGTAACTATTTTGGTCTTGTTGATAACTTTGGTAAGAACTCTACATATAGGACATGGGATGGATCTACATTCTATGTAGACTTCTATGACCTTGATACTGCTAATGGTAGCGATAACCAAGGAGAGCTTAAGATTGACCCAGATGTATGGATTAAGTATATAACAAACCAAGCTACATCTGAGAACGCTACACAAGGTATGAAATATGTAGCTGAAACGTTTAACCATGATAAAGGTTTGTCTAAAACTACAGTATCTGCAAATACTAATAAACTGTGGCTTTCTCTTGACACTCCATTTACAAAAGCAAAGTGGAGAGATGGTCAAGATACAGTAAACTCTATATATGCTCAGTATTGGTATGAATTTAGAAGCTTTACTGAAGCTTTAGCAAATGCTAATGGTTATGATACATTTATGAATTACTTTACAGATAAGTACTTTGTAAAGCAAACAGAGCTTTGCGGATCTCTTATATTTAACTATGACTACAAGCTTAAGTATATGCTTCAGTTTACAAGTAATATCATTACAAATGCTAAAGATATTGTAAAGCTTCATGGTCGTAAAGTAGCTCATAATAGAACGTGGCTTAAGAAACACGTTGTATTCTTGGATAGTTTATTCAGATGGAGAGATATGTCTAAGAGGTAGGCAGCTATGACGTTTAAGAATAACACTGATGTTACAGTTAATGCCACTGTTGCTGGTACTTAGGTTGATGCTTTACCAGTAACATCTAACTGCCCAGTTATATCAAGAATAGCTGTTGGTGATACTGTTCAGGCGTTCTACTTCCTACCAAACAATACAAAGACTTATGTTAATGTTGGTAATATGCAGCAAGGTGGTCCTTATACTTGGACTATTAATAACTCTAATTCAATTATAGAACTTGGAGATAAATTGACTCCATTATACAATATGAAGATTAGCTCTATTGCTAAATCTATAAATGAGTTAAATATTGATCCTCTTGGTTTGCCTGCTATACATACTATAGATATGCATAACAATAAGTACTTTAGTGGTCAGTTTAGTCTTGATGTGTTTAGACAAGCAAGTGTATCTGAGGTTAGAACTATAAACTTTGCAAATACAGCATGTGCCGTTAGTGGTGATTCATTCTATCTTGATATTGAATAGAATCCTGGCACTACAAATGCTAAGACTAAGTTTACAAAATTAACTGATATTGATATTTCTGGTAGTAATTGTATTACAAATATATTCATACCAACGAATGTACCTTTGTAGAGTCTTAATATTACAAATAGTAATATTATTGATTTAAGGCTTATACATCAGCAGTATCTTCCAGACTTAGACCTATCAGGGTGTAACAATTTAAGTTCTGTATATATAGAAGATTGTAATACTATTAAAGAGTTAAATCTTACTGGATATGCTAACTTGAGAAGTGTAAAGATTACGCATTGTGAGAACTTACAGAAGTTAATAGTTGATAGTAATATTAATCTTGAGATAGTAGATATAGAGAATTGTCCTAATCTATCTGATGTTAAGATAGTAAATAACGCTTAGCTTGTTGGTTGTAGAGAAGATAATTTTGTTACATTATCAGACTTAAGTAGCTTGACAAATGTTAATCTGTCTGGTAACTATAACTTAAAAACTGCTAATATTACTAATTGTAATCAGTAGAATATACTTAAACTGTATTTGAATAATACTTCTATTAGTAATTTCAATAACGGTTAGCTTCTTGATTTATCAGACTTTTCAAGTATACAAGAATTTAATATACAGTATAATACTGGTATTAAAGAAATTCAATTCTCTACAGATGCTAATAGACCTGCATATATAACTAATACTTTTGAGAAGTGTGAAAACTTATTAAGAGTATATGGTAATATAGTTGTTAAGTGTAATAAATGTTTTAGTGGGTTAACTAAATTCTCTATACACGGAACTACAAGTACCGTTAACTTCCAAGGTAAGAACGTACAGGCTATAGCTGATAATACGCATGTTGTAAAACTTCCAAGTGAAATTATTACAAACAATGCTATACCTGATGATAACTTTGTTATGCCTATAAATGTATCAAATAAGCAAACAAATATTACATTCCAAGATGTAGATAATGCATTGTCAATGTATGCTGGTACAGCATGTACTTTGTTTGATATATATTACACAATGTAGAATTTAGGTTCACTTAAGAATCTTGATACAATGTTCTACTTTGTATAGAATGCTAAGTTCCAAAAAACAAGCCAAGCTGACAACTCTCCTAATAGATATATGTTTAAGCTTGCTAAAGGTATTACTTCTTTACATAATACGTTTACTGAATGTTGGGGAAACAGTGCAGTATTATACTCTCCGCACTTTGTTGGTGAGAATGTAACTGTAGATGATGGTTTGTTTAGTCCACTTGTAGATTCTCTTGTTGATATTAGTGATATTTATACTGGACCAACAACTGGAGTATTTGATAGATTCTTATTTAGACATAGTTCTAAAGACTATAAGATAAATAAAGTAGAATACTTATTAAGTAGTACAAGCAATGTAATTGTAAACAATACAAATGCGCTTAATACATCTGATGTATTTAATACAGCAATAAAAGATAATCCTGATGAATCGTTTAAAGCTAATCCATCTTTATATGGTAATCTTAAAGACTTCTTTAAGAACTTAACAAGCCTTAGCGATATAAATAGATTTGTAAATGCTAATTATATAGATTATGATACAATAAATATAACAACTAATGTTAGTTAGGTATCTGTATCTTTTATAGCTAACTATGGTCATGGTACAATTGATTTTACAAGAATATTTAAGAACCCACAATATGTTACAAGAATAAACGGATTCTTATCTTCTGAGAAATTAAACGGAGGAGTTACCTTTAATATAAACAATGACTCTTTCAAAGGATTTGTAAATCTTACATCAATAGATTGTATAGATAACAATTATAGTTAGACTACGTTTGGTTCTGGTTGTAATAAAGTTGTTAGTGGTCAGTTCCCATATGATATATTTAAGAACTGTCCTAAGCTTTAGAATTGCTCTGGATTCTTCGCATATACAACAATGCCTAATTAGATAAATGGTAACCATGTAGAACTTCCAGGTTCATTATTCTTAAATAATACAAAGCTTAATAATGTTGTTGGATTGTTTAGAGATGTCAAGTTTACATACAAGTTAACGTCTAATGGATTTGCTAATTGTCCTAATCTTTAGTATGCTAATGATATATTTTCAAACTCATCATACTCTGAAAGTAATTAGAGTTATATACCATATAGATTATTCTATCATGGTAGTAGAACTATAAGTAATACTTACTATGGTATACAAGATGGAACATTAACTACTGATTCTGAATATAGAGATAATAAAAAGGTTGTCATATATAATATAGTAAGAGATGATGGTAGTGAAGTTAAGATGGAGAATACTAACAATGTAGTTAAGTGGTTTAGTAAGAATGCTGGTAACTGGGAAGAAGTAACTAACCCAGAAGGTGTTTTATATTTTAAACAAGTTGTATCTACTGAAGCTCCAAATACATCAATACTTGGTTTGTAGAATGCATTTGCAAATAGTAGAATAGAGCCATATGTAAACAATGATCCAGAGTTGATACACAACGAGAATTATAATCCATTTAAGTTTATATATAAAGGAGGAGTTATTTCTATTAATACAAGCTACGATAATATTGATGAAACTATAATGTGGTCTTATGATGGTGTAACTACTAAAGAGAATAAACATAATGGTGATTACGAACATGATGCTAATACAATATTAGTATCAATAGGACAAGGTGATAATGTTGTTAATGGTAGCTTAAACTTCTGTTGCGCTCCAGACTTGTTTAGATATTGTAATGGTAATTGTGATATTACAAGTATATTTAATAACTGTGGTCCACAATGGCCACATTACAACGAATCTGGTCTTAGAGGTAGAATACCAGATATACTGTTACTTCCATTTAAGAACTTTAAGAAAGACTTGTCAAACATGTTTAATTCATGTTCAAGTTTGACCAGAGTTTCAAAGAGTAGTAGCAGTAGTGATGTATATGTAATACCTCCACACTTCTTTGAATATGCTCCTAATATAACATCGTTAAACGGAACATTTGCATATACATCTGTATATCCAAATCAGGTATTTACAGCATTTAATTACATATCAAATAATACGCTTGGAAATATTAGTAGAGTATTTGCTATGGTTAAAGCTCCAGAAAGTACATCTGCTAACCCAGTAGTATTTAATTCTGTATTCCAGAAGTTTACAAACTTAACAGATATAAATAGTGCATTTGTTTAGGATTATGTAAATTATGCTAATTAGGGATACTTTAAGTTTATAGCAGTATTCCCATCTAATAGATATACGAGTGCATCTCAATATTCTGGTAATTAGAGATTTAGTAATGTATTTAGAGGCTATAGTAATGCTTATGTAGTACATGAGAATCCTAAGACATTGATTAATAATAATATAACAAATAATTATAAAACCGTATAATGGATGCGGGATTAAATTAATATAATAATATGAATACAGCAAAATTAGTTAATTCCGCACTTACTGGCGGCGGTTTAATATATCCAGAAAATCTTAATGTTATTATCGGTAATTAGGATAAAGGTTATCCAAAAGGATATGTTTTAGATGCTAATGCTACATTAAGTTTAGCTAGCCAAGCATCATCTGGATCTGGATCAGGATCATAGACACCTGGACAACAAGGAAGTAATTAGCAAAATGATCCATTTCTTAAAAACATCTATACTTATAATACAAATACAAAAAGAGGTTTTTAGATTACTTATGATGATTAGAATAAATATTCTAATAATTTAATTATTAGTGATGCTGCAAAAGGTTAGTTTAATGGTAATAGTATTGGATATGGCAATATTATACAAGGAAGTAGTATAATTTCTGTAAATAATGAAAATATATTGACAGGAAATTATATAGTATCAACTTAGAGAGATAATCATATAAATTCTTATAGTTAGTTTTTTGATCCAACATACACAAAAGTTGATGATAATAATATTATTGTAACAGTAGATAAAAATAGC